GCACCGCGAACTACTTCTGCATTGTGAACACGGACGGGTCTGCGACCAACACCTACGCCTGCAATTCGATTGGCTTCGCGCCGGGCTTTGACATCTGATCGGAAATCGAAAAAATCTCCGGTGCGTAAGCGCCGGAGAGCAAAGGAGACAGCCATGGTCACATTCGATATTTGCAAAGGCAATCCGGGCGCGCTGACGTTCGTGATGCTGGCCTATGAGTACAATCCGTATCGCGCCGAGGCAGCGTTCCGGCGTATGCAGAACAACGGCATCACCGGGGACAAGTTGTATATGCTCTGGAATGACTGCTGCGACCGTGATGTGGAGCAGGCGTTGGTCAACATGGAGTGCATGAGCATGGAGGAGATCGTGTCCCACATCAACTACGAAGGCGGACGGGGCATCCCCATTCCGAAGAAAGAAAATCTGTGGTGGCTCCGCTCGCCGTATCCGAGCCAGATGGGCGGTGAGCAGATCGACGAGATCGTCCGCATCACAAGAAATCCATATCTGTTCTAAAAAAACATTCTCCCCCGGCGCTCGCTGTGGGAAGCGAAAACCGGGGGAGAAATCTTCAAGATTTTGCTGTGCGTGGGGTCATTTCCTACTACATATTGTACCACAATGCACGGATAAAGTCAAGATAGCGGCCTCGACGCAGGATGCAGAGAGGCGCGCCGCAACGCCGCCGGGAGGCGGCGGACGGGCTTGTAATGGGTATTATCCTTCTTGCGAAAAGCATCGAGGAAGGACCAGGAGACGATGCAAAGGGGTACACGGATGATAAACAGGTCTTTCATACGGGAAAAGGTCGTTCACTGTGGTAAGAACTTCCTTTCACCGGAAATCTATCCGTACAGCGGACAACAGCAGCAGGCGGTCGGACGGAAGCGTGGGAAGAAAGTCAACGTCTCTGCGCCGAAGCAGAAGAACCTCAATGACCGGAGAGCCAAGCGCTATTTCATTCAGCTCGCCAACAGCAATTTCGGCGTGGGTGATCTGGTGGTCCATCTGACCTACGCCCCGGAGTTTCTGCCGGAGAGTGAGGAGGAGGCTGCGAAGATCGTCGCCAAGTATCTGCGCCGGGTAGCATACCTGCGGAAGAAGCGGGGCCTTCCCCCTCTCAAGTATCTGCTTGTGACACAGATCGGACGGAAGAAGGATGGGACCCACCGCATCCACCATCACGTTCTGATGAACGGCGGACTGGACCGCGACGAGGTGGAAAACCTGTGGTGGGAGACCAAGGGCACAAAGGACCGGGAGCCGATCATGTACGGATGGGCAAACGCTGACCGCCTGAGACCGAACGCGAAGGGCATCGCCAGCATGGCCGGGTACATGGTCCAGGACAGCGCCGGGAAAAAGCACTGGACGCAATCGCAAAATCTGGAAAAGCCGTGGCACCGGGCACCGAACGACCGGAAGTACACGCGCCGCCAGTTGGACAAGATCGCCAAGCTGCCGGAGGACAGCGAGGAGTTCGTGCGTTTTTGGGAAAAGCAGTATCGCGGCTGGGAGCTGGTGGAGTGCGAGAAGTCGTTCAACGAGCAAACAGGATGGTATTTCTACCTGACCATGCGGCGAGCGCATAGAAAACAGAACGGAGGGCTGAAATGACAGGAGAAGAACAGTTCAAAGAGCTTTACCGGCGGTATATCCACCGGGAGGGCACGGAGGAGCTTTTGGAATGGATGGAGCGGGAGACGGACTTTTTCACCGCGCCAGCCAGCACGAAGCATCACCTGGCCTACCCCGGCGGACTGGTGGAGCACAGCGTCAACGTGTTCCGGGAGCTGCGGAAGGTCGTGATCGACAACGAGCCGACGATGGAGGCCGTTGCCATCTGCGCGCTGCTCCATGACCTGTGCAAGGCGAATACATACGTGCGGGAGCATCACGCGGGACCGGGCGAGGTCTATTCCTACGTGAAAAAGGACAGCTTCCCCATGGGGCACGGGGAGAAGTCTGTCTACCTGATCGCGCGGTTTATGAAGCTGGAAGACGAGGAGGCTCTGGCTATCCGCTGGCACATGGGCGCGTGGGACGACGCTGTGCGCGGCGGGAGACATGGCCTGAACGAGGCGATGAAGCTGCACCGCATCGTGTACGAGCTGCACGCGGCGGATATGCGGGCCACGCATATTGTGGAGGCTGGTATGGCATGAAGGGACGACGCGGAGCGCTGGGCCAGTACCACGCCAGCATGAGCAACAACCGGGGCCATGACTTCGAGGAGGCCATCCGTCAGGCGTGCCTTCTGTACGCGAGCCAGAGCCGGGCGAAGGTGGAGAAGACGCCGGAGCCGTTCCGGGTGCTGGAAAAGCGGGAGGGCGGCATTTTCGTGGGCCGCTTCACCGCGCACGCCCAGCCGGATTTTCAAGGCACGCTGGACGGCGGGCGCAGTATCATCTTTGAGGCGAAGTATACCACCACGGACGCCATGAAGCGGGACGTGCTGACGGAGACACAGATGGAGACCTTGGAACGGCACCACCGCTGCGGCGCGCTGGCGGCGGTGTGCGTGGGCATCCAGGACCGCTTTTTCTTCGTGCCGTGGCCGGTGTGGCGGGACATGAAGGAAGCCTTTGGGCACATGAGCGTTTCGGCGGCGGAGCTGGAAGACTTCCGCGTGCGCTTTACCGGGGCGGTCCTGTTCCTGGACTATGTACACAAGATCGGGGGCCGGTGGATAACCGGGGCCGACTGTGAAATCGAACGATGGAGAAGGAGTAAATAACATGAGCATTTTTGAGATCATCTTTGCGAACTTCTGGACCTGGGCGGGCACGGTCGTCCTGGTGGCGACGCTGCTGGACGGCCTGGCGAACGTGATCGCGGCCATGCGCAAGCCGGAGCGCTCCGTGCGCCGGACCAGCTATTCCGACGGCACCAGCATCGTGCAGATCGACAACGCCACGGCGGCGGATGTGGACCGGGCCGTGCGCGCCATCAACGGAGCGGAGAGCGGGAGGACTGGCCGATGAAGCTGAAAAAAGTCGCGGCGCTGTGCGGAAGCGCAAATGCGTTCTGCCTGTTCGACCGTGTGGACGGCGACGGGGTTGTGACACAGTGGCTTGGGGACGGGTGCTGCGCCTTTCCCCTCCACGGTCTGCCGGTGCTGTCGGAACCGGAGCTTTACCGGATGTTCGACGTGTCAGAGAAGAAGCAGGACAAGATATATTTCAATCACAGCGCGCTGCCGGAGGGCCTGAACGTGGAAGACTGGTGCCGCTCTGAGGTCCGCGCGGAGGATATGGACGTGACGATCTCCTCCGGCGGGAAGGTGCTGATGCCGCTGCGTTTCCCCGGCGGGCTGCTGTTCATCCAGAGCAAATACCTTGGGCCGCTGGAAGACCAGATGGATTTTCTGGAACTCTACGTGCGCCGGTCGGACAGTGGCGGGCGCTATGTGGTGGCAAAGACGGGTATGCTGGTCGCGGGCGTGATCTTTCCGGTGCAGGCCGTGAACGAGGGCTTTTGCGACAAGCTGGAAGAACTGGCGTCGCTGACGCGGCGGGAGCTGGACAGGCATTTGTCCGCGCCGCCGGTGGCTGAGGAGGAAGACAAGGACCAGGAGAACGTCTTCGGAGGCAGCGATGGGGAAACGTAAGCGGTCCATGCCGTCCTTCTACGGAAAGAACATCGCCCAGCACGCCCAGCGGCGATTTTTGGACCGGTGGGAAGCAGAGCATCGGAAGAAAAGCGACCGTATCCTGATCGCGGATGAACTGGATAAAGCGCCGGACCGCACACAGGAGGCCCGGCGGGAGGAATAAGCAACAGAAACGAGGCTGACAGATGCGCGAAAAAAATGTGAAAGAGATCGTCCGGTATTACTACGAGATACCGGAGATGGTGCGCCTGCTCAAGACGGAGCAGCGGGAGCAGGAGAGCTTGTACGACACGTTGAAGGGAACCGGCGGCGACGGGATGCCCGGAGGCGGAGGCCCTGGGAAGCCGGTGGAGGCCGCCGTGATACGGCTGGACGAGCGAGGCGTGTATGAGCGCCTGCAGGAGATACACGTGCGGCTGCTGGTTTTGGAGGGCGACGCCGCTGCCGTGCGGGGCTGTTTGGATGGTCTTTCCGGTAAGTACAAAAGCATCCTTCAACTGCGGCACAAATGTCACCATAGCTGGGCGAATATCTCGGTACGCATGGGAGCGCCGGACAGCACCGTGCGGAGCTGGCACGACAAAGCTGTTTTGTGCCTGGGCGAAGCGCTGGACGAGGTGCCCATGGCGGAGGAGCTTTTGGAGCGTGCTTCACGCGCGCGTACATATTAAGCGCCGAAAAAATCGAGGGCTGGCGGGAGCTGCTTTTTCACCTGACTTTTGGTGAGGGCGGCGGCCCGGCGGCTGTGGGACGAGCTGTTTCAATTTCCTGTGTTTTTCTGTCAGTGAAATCGCGTGCGCAAAGACTGTTTCCGGCGGGAACGAATGGCCCGTGGGAAAACAATTTGCGAATGGCATAAAAAGCACCCCGGCGGGCTGTTGGTCGCAGCCTGTCGGGGTGGCGTTCGTTTTATGGCGGTTTTTGTGATCAAGACCGCCGATTTTGTGATCATGGGCGGCTTATTTGTTATCAGCGGGAGGGTCAAGCGTGAGCGGCTGGCCCTCGCGGGTCATGCGCTCAGTGCAGGCTTGGAGCACATACGCCTGGATGCTCTGCCCGGTGGCCTTGGCGGCGGCGCGGATGGCATAGCCGACGGCCTTTTGTGGGCGAAGGCTGATGTAGTCGCATTTGGCGTTGTAGGCGTCATTGTTGCGGCGCTTGCTTTCACGTATGGGCACGGTCATTCCTCCTTTTCGTGGTAGTCCGTCAGGTCGATCATGTTGATCGTCGGCGGCGGGGGCGTGAGCTTGTAGAAATGGCCGTTTTCGTAGTGCTGGTCGGTCACGCCGTCGTACCAGCAAATATCCCCGTGGAGCGCCTGCGCGGCCTCCATGCGGGTTTGTGCCTGCTGATCGGTCAGGCCGTCGAAGGTGAGGCGCTGGCCGTCGGCAAATTCGGCGACGAGGCGGTACGCGGGGAATACTTCGGGGACTTCGTTCATGGTCTGCCTCCCTGTTCGGTTTTGTTTTGTCGCATTATAACACGCGGGCGTGTAAAAGTCTACGGGGCAATTTTGGCGGAGGCGCGGGCTTTAAGCGCCGCACGAGCGGTTTTGCAGTCGGGGAATACTTCGGCGGCGGGAAACTCTTTCATGCAGCAGTTCCACTTGGGGCGCGAGGTCTTGCGGAGATAGACGATTTCGCCGCAGTCGTGTTCCAAGTACCATTTTTCCAGCGTTCCGTCGTGGTTGAGCGTGTATCTTGTGGGGGCCGTGGTCGTGGCCATGGCGGTGTCCTTTCTGCCCTCGTGACCTCCGGGGCGGGTTATAAGGTTTATTCTTCACAATCCCAATAATCTGGCTAATATCTTCAACCTTCTGCTGTACCATAAACTTCTCAATTTCTTCTGCAATTTCAACTAATTTCTCTTTACAGTTAAAATCTTCACTGGTATACGAAAGAAGTGGCTTTTCTGCAGGTTTGATTTCCAAATCATCAGCCAATGCATCATCTATCTGAATCCATAGAACCGGAATATCATTAAGCAAGGCATAGCAAATCTCTTTCATAATATATTTCGAGTTTTTGGCCTCTTCTGTCTGTAAAAAAATCAAGACATCGCTTTGTTCCAGATTCCTATCAATGTCTTCTTGGGCATCATCACCAACAGCAACATTAACCACATCTCGATATATATTCCTTTCACGGGTCAATAATTTTAA